GCTAACGCACGACCTAACTCTTTTGTGTAGATCTGACGAACGTCGAAGTAGCTCATAAGCTCATCAACGTTGTAGATCGCTGCATCTGCAACCATCAACGCATCCAAGCTGATTACTCTCTCGTTGAGATCAGAAGGATCGTTGATTGTACCTGTCAGCTCAGTGCCTGGCTGATGGTACGCAGCGGTCATTTTACCCGTGATTGGGAAGGCTACGCTTTTGCCGCCTCTTATGTTTCTTTCACGAGTTTTTCCTTTGAAAACCGTGGCAGTCATGAAGGCTTCCATAACTTCCGCCGATCCGAGCTTCAACATTAAAGCTCTGTCCGTATCTAGGCCAGAAGCACCCGCCCCCCAAGTGGCGGCGGCACCTTTTACCTGTCCTAAACGGCTGAGTGTTACAGCCATGATGAGTTAATTTTGTAGAAAAGTACTTTTGTTAGATAGCCCTTCCTTCGCTACTTAGGTTATCCACCTTAATGGGCCTAAAGCTTTTGGTTCGCTTTCTTACTTAAGGCTATCCCACGCGGGACTTCTTGCCAACATTTGTTTAACTGATTCTTGATAAGCTGGATCAGTTTCGTATATTTTTTGTCCTCTATCATTCGTTTTACTCATTGCATCTAATACTTGTTGCTTACTTTGGAATGTTGTCTCACTAGGGACATCTCCACCCCCTATAAGCTTAGGCTCCACAACGGCATTAGGACTTTCCATTTGCATCTGAACATTACGAATTGCCCATTTAATTGCATCAATATTTCCTGATTCCATTGTCTGATTAAAACTTTCAACCATTTCTTTACTTAAATTCTTACCAGCCCACTGATCTAATTTTGCGTAGGCATCATCGCCGCCAATTTCATCTTTAATTGATTGTTCTTGTTCCTCAGATAATCCTTGTGGCTCAGTTGATTGAGGAGCCTTGGCTCCACTTACATAATTTTCTACAACTTGTCTAGGAACATTAAATGCTTCAGCAAGAGTGTCGTAGTGCTGGCTTATATCCTCTCCACTATCTGCCTTAAACATCACCTCTCCAAGATCCATTCCTTTTGCTGCTAACGCTTCAACAGTTTCTTTTCCATACACTTGAGCTGCTTGCTCGGCTGTATAAGTTTCAGCTTGTTGCTCTGCTGGCTCAGTTTTAGTTTCAGTCTGAGTTTCAGGTTTTTGCTGCTGATTTTGAGTGAACTTCCTTTGTAATTCAGCGTAAGACTTAGCTAAATCTTCTGTACTTTTAAATTTCTCTAAGACTTGTTGAGCATCTTCAGAGATTTGCCCTTCTTGTTGAATCTGTTCTACTAATTCCTGTTGATCAGGACTAGCTATTCCTTCTTGTCCTTCAGGAATAGTTATTTGTGGAGTGCCTTGTGGGGTCGCGGTCATTGTGCTTCTTGGGGTGGATTTGCAATTTCATTAGCGGTTTGAGCAGCATTAGCTAACTTCTGCGGATCACCCATAGCTGATTGCAGTAAAGCTTGCTGTTGTGCTTGCTCTTGGGCCTGCTGTGCTTCAGCTTGTAGCTCTTGCTCAGTCTTAATTAGACCCAAAGTGTCTATGCCCATTGAATAGGCAAGACGAGTAATTAACTCAGTAGGTTTTAAGTACTGGGCTAATCCCTCTGGCCCAACTGTTTGAGCCAAAGTCTGTGTAAATCTGACTAACTGTTCTAACTCATGTCCTCTTCCTACTGCTGCTAGACCAACCGTCATTATTGGTTTTACTAAATCATCAGGTAATCTTGGAACCTTATTCTCCCTAGTTAAAATGTCTAACTTCCTTGCGACGTATGGGACTTGAAACTCTGTTTGTAATATCGAATATATGCTTCCGATGCTTTGTTCCGTAATGAGCTGGGTCATTCTGACTTCTTCCGCGGTGACGCGCTCCGCATTTCTCTGATCGTTAAGCATGAAAGCTTGAGCAAGTCTTCTTTCAATTTGTTCTTTCCCTTGCATCGCTACGGATAGATCCTGTGATTTCTGAACTTGCAGGGCAAGCACATCGTTAGGATCGCCTGTGACGAAAGAACCATTAGGGGCTTTTGCGAGATCAGCAGCTTTCGTAACTCCGCTTGGTTTTACTAAGAAACGTACCGCTGCACTAGCTAATGCTCCTTCTGCTATCGCTTGACATAACGCCTCAACTGTTTGCAAGTCAGCTATTGCGGCAGACTCAACGTATCCAACCCCGTAGGCTTGCCCATCGACCCGCGTCATACGCAATGGGAGCCAAGGACTAAGACTTTTCGGTGCTTTTCCTTCACTGCCTGGGACAATCTTATTTTTTACTTCTTGATGCCACTTAACTTGATTGCCTTCCCACTTGATATGGGTATAAACCTTGCAATTCTTCTCTTCTTCCTTGGCTTCTAATGGTTCAGGTTGATTATAAAGTCCTTTTAAATCTTCTTCTTCCTCTTCTTCTAGCATTTGCCTAACCTTTTCCGGCAATGCGTAGTAAGGAAGCTGTTCACATGTCACCGCCTCAAGGGGATTACCCATGGGATCGCGGAAACAAACGTAGCGATTGAGATGAAATACTCTTAATCCATCACTCGAAACATATAAAAGTGCATTTCCAGCGACGATTAAATGTAATAACGCCTCATGTAAGACAACACGATCATTACTTGCTTCTATTTCCCTAAGCACCATCCTTTCAATTTTGCTTAACGCCTCTTCGTACTGAGATTTTTGCTCTGGCCCTACTCCTTGCTGTGCTAATGCTGCTTCATCTAGTGAGAATCTGAAAAACTGTTGCGTTGGAGGTAGCAAAGCCAAAAGCATTCGACTTGCTAAGTTCAAAACTCCACGAGCCCCAATTCCATTCCACGGAACAGAATATGTATCTTTATTGTTCGTGACAGGATCGTTTGATTCTGGAATCAAATAAGGAACCGTAAGACGAGCAGAATTACGGCCTTTATCTAAAACCCAATTCCGATCATTTTCACCTGAGCGATAACGCTGTTCCGCAGTAGCCATAATTAGACAGGAAGATTAGTACCAGTACCAGGAGATGAACCTTGGCTACCGATTTTCAATGAAGCAGAAGTAGACCCTGGAGAACCAGTTCCTTTTGCATAAGCATCTTTAGGAGATATTTTTAAACCTTTTTTCTTCTTCTTACCTTGCTTACTAATAATGCCTTGTGATGTTTGAGCTGCACTTATGGAAGCATTACGCGCATTGATTTCAGCTTGACTTGGCCCGCTATAACCACCACCACCACCAAGAACAACCTGAGTTTGTACTTGATTTTGATAATTTTGTATAGCACTTGCAGCAGCAGCAGCAGTCTGTTGGTTAGCAGTATCAGCCGCAGTTCCGATTGCTAAAGTCGATTTTTTATTGGCATCAATAATTGCTTGATTTTTTGCAGCCAATTCAGCATTTGCAGCTGCTTGTTTTGCTGCTTGTTTTGCCGCTTTTTTTTGAGCCGTTATTCCAGTAACGTCCTCGTAGAGATTTTTAACAGGGCCAGCACACATAATTAAACTCCGTAGTTAACACCAGTTCCAGTAGAAGCCGATAAGCCACCCGCTGAAATTTTTAAAGTGCTTGGTTTTTTCTTTTTCTTAGTAATCTGCGTAGTTGTTTGAGCGTCTTCTGGAGTTACGTTCTCCTCTGTTGTGACGGCATAAGGAGCATCGTTAACAATGTTCTCAACACCACCACCTGAAGATGCCTGAACATCAGTAAGTGAAGCCATAAGTTCAGCAGTAGAATTTTGAGCAGCGGTAATTTGATTGTTAATACTGGTTTGGAAAGCAGCAGTATTCGCAGCGGTTGTAGTTTTAAATTCTTCTAGAGCTGTATTAGACGCAGCAACATCTTCAGCACTTGGGCCTTGATAAACAATGTTGGGAGCCTTGGGTTTTCCGAAACACATAATGAGTACCTAAGTAATGTTGAGGCCAGAGCCACTAGCCGACGTTGTGGCAACCTTGCCAATTCTTAAAGAGGACTTACCTTTTTTAGTTTTTAAACCTCTTTCATCAACTCCAATTTCAGGAGGTTTTGCATGTGGTTCTCTTGGAGGAGGGCCAACAACTTGAGCCAATCTCATCGCCGCAGCATTTGTATCATCTGCTTGTTGTTGCTTCGCTACTAATAACTTTGTAGCCGCTTCTTGTTTAGCTCCTAAAGCTGCATTGAGATTTGCTTGAGCTGTCAAAGTTGATGTACTAGCAGCTTGCTCTATCGCTGTTTTTTGTAAATCAAACTCCTGATCATAAGCTGCATAATCAGGGACTGTAATCGTTGCTGGCGATCCTCCACCCATACACATCAGACTGCCTCCAGTTGATAAACGTCATTTTCCTGTTCTTCCAAACGGCGTTTTAACCACTTGATGACAGATGCTTGGCCTGACTTAAACCAAACTTCTTTCTCAGAAAGACTTAAATCAGGACACTGATCTGGAAACTGCTCGGCTAAAGCAGCTATTAATCTTTCATCGATGTTCGGGAAATAAGTCACTCTCCAAGGGTGTAGACCTATACAGCCTACCGATAATCGGGAATATGTACCATAGTAGAGGAGTTATTCAACTTCCCCGTAGAAGTTTATGGATTTACAAGAAAAATTAGCAACAATCCACGAATTAGTTGCAGATCAAGTGCTAGACGACCTGAAAGAAGGAGATCGCAAGGCAATATCAGCAGCAATGATGCTGTTAAAACAAAACAATGTGACTGCTGTTGCGGCTGAAGGTAGCACTTTGAAGAAACTTGCCAACAAACTTGACTTCTCAAGCATGGATGACAAGGTAATTCCTCTTAAGATCCCACCTTCAAACGTTGAATCCCTCCATAAGAACGTCCAGAAGTAGTTTTTTTCTTAAAACCAAAAGCAATTGAGTCAATAGAACCTGTTGTCTCATCCATCCAAGCTTCTAATTCGTCTTGGAAGAGTTGATCTTTTCTATGTTGTTGTTGAACTTGCTGATCTTGGGCGGCTGACTCAACAAAAAAGCCGACTGCAATAGCAAGAGCGTCAAGGC